CGGTGGAGATACTCTTTGTGCAGGGCGGAGACACCAACATAGACCGCAGCAAGTACCCGACAGACGAGAAGCTCAGAGCCACCAGCAACGGCTGCCTCCTGCTTCCGGTTGGCGGCACACTTGGCTACGACGGCGTGAAGTTCGAGGACGAGGACGGCTACAACGAAGCCGAAGCACGCCATTACATAGTGGACGACCTCGGACTTTCCATCCGAAACATAGACCACACGCCAGTCCTCAATGCAGACGACAGCCTCGACCGCAGCGACGACTACCCAAAGCGCATAGGAACGGTAACCGACGTGGTCTGCGTTGACGAGGAGAACAACTTCTGGGATTTCATAGACAACACCATTCCGGAAGACCTCGAATACAACGACTACCTCATCGACGAGGAGAACATGACCGTAATCTTCCAGAGCGGCGAGCTTGCCTCACGCGAGCTGAAGGTCAAGTACATCCATAAGGCAAAGACCGTCAACGGCGTACAGAAACAGGCGCGACGCTTCGAGATTGTACCTCAAGAGATAGACGGCGTGACCATGCCCGGTGACACATTCATCCCCAAGAAAGGCGACACATACGCCATCTTCAACGTTATGCTGCCGCAGGCATACATTAACGCATACACCGGAGACAACCCCAAGAAAGAGGGCGCGGAATGGGATATGTTCCGCGCAGCCGTCAAGTACCTCTTCGAGAACGAGGAGCAGAAGTTCTCCTTCAGCGGAGAGCTGGACGGAATATGGGCGAAGAAAGACTGGAACAACATCGGCGCAAAGATAGTCCTCGGAGGCTACATCAAATTTTCAGACGACCGCTTCCAGCAGGACGGAGTGCTGGTGCGCATCACCGGAATCAAAGATTACATCAACAAGCCGCACAGCCCCAAGATTGAGCTGAGCAACGACACCATCACGCCCGGCTTCACGACGACCATGCAGACGCTGGAGAGCCAAGAGGTGCTGGTCGAGGATTACCACCGCGAAGCCTTGCAGTACACAAAGCGCAGGTTCAGAGACGCAAAGGAGACCATGGAGATGATCCAGTCAGCCCTCTCCGACAATTTCACCAACAGCATCAACCCGGTGACCATTGAGACCATGCAGATGCTGGTGGGAGACGAGCGTCTGCAGTACCAGTTCGTAAAGAGTGCGACCAACCCCACACCCGTAGCCCACAACATTACATGGGACAGCGAGCTGAAGCAGCTCCGCGCACCAGCAGGCATCATCCAGCACCAGACGCTCGGCATTTCCTCACTTTCGAGCAGCCACAAAGCAGCGGAATACCACTACTGGTCGGCTGTCGCATGGATGAGCGCATACCTCGACGACACAAGCCAGAAATACTACCTTTACCTCAAAGCGACGAACACGCAGAGCGCAGGCAGCGTCGGAACGGCAGAGTTCCGCCTTGAGACAGAGGCGCACGACTTCGATGGCGGAGATTGCTACTGGCTGCTGGTGGGCGTTTTGAACAGCGAATACGAGGGAGAGCGCAGCTTCGTAACCCTTTACGGATTTACAGAAGTCCTCCCCGGACGCATCACCACAGACCGCATCGCTTCCGGAACAGGAACAAGCTACTTCGATATGCTGAACAACGCCATGAAGCTGGGCGACGTTTTCGACTTCAACAGCGACGGCAACGGACAGCTCCGCCTCAAGGGTACAATCGTCCAGAGCCAAGGTGGAGAAGCAGAAAGCCCCATCGGTTGCTACAGAGGCGTATACAACAACGCATACACCTATTACACTGGAGACGAGGTTACCTACCAAGAGAGCGCAGACCTGCCCCTTTCAACATATCGCAGAATCGGTGATACACCTACGACAGGCATCGCACCAACCAACACCTTATACTGGACGGTGATCGCCCAAGGCGTAGCCGGAGAGACAGGAGCTGACGGCAAGGACGGTAAAGACGGAGTCGATGGCAAAGACGGCATCTCACCAAACGCCAGCTTCAAGTCCACGGTGTTCATCAGAACGAACACCCAGCCAGCAACACCCACAGGAGGCAGTTGGTCGAACCCCGTCCCGACAGGCTGGAACGACGGCATCCCTTCCGGAGAGGCGAAGCTATGGGCATCTACGCGCATCTTCAGCAGCGACGGCAATGACCCTCAGCAGGACAGCTGGACGACACCGCAGCAGATGACCGACACCGCAGACTTCGATGTCGAATACTCATCAGAGACCGCACCTTCAGCACCCAAGGGACACCCGAACACCAACACCGAGTGGAGCAACGACGCTGACGAGGACACGATATGGATGGCGACCAGCCGCAAGAGTAACGGAGTATGGGAAGACTGGCAGGTTTCACGCATCAAAGGCGAGAACGGAGCTGACGGCACCTCAATCAAGGTAAAAGGCAGCTTCAAGGAGAGGTTCGACACTCGCGCGGACTTCCTCGCTCAGAGCAGCATAACACGCCCGGCATTTTACCTCATCGATTACGACGAGGAGCTGGACGCATACTGCGTCGTAGCCTACGCATCGAAGCGAATACTGATGGGCAAAGGATACGTCACCACATACGAAAAAGCAGAAGACGGAGATGCATACCTTTACCTCACGGACGGACACCTGTACCTCGCCAACGACGACCACTGGGAAGACATCGGACAGTTCAAGGGCGATAAGGGCGACACCGGAGCTGCAGGAGAGAACGCCTACGTCCACATCAAGTACGCCAACAGCTTGGAGGAAGACGACTGGACAGACAATGACGGCGAGACCCCCGGCGACTACATCGGCATATACACCGATAACAACCCGGAAGACCAGCTCGACTGGTCGCTTTATCAGTGGAAGAAGTGGCGTGGAGAGGATGGCTTCGGATACGAGTACATATACAAGCGCACCACGACCGAAGAAGCACCGACGACACCCACGCAGATGAGTATGTCCGACGACTTCGTGCCGACAGGCTGGACAGACGACCCCACAGGAGTGGACGAGGACAACCAATACGAATGGGTATGCTACCGCAAGAAGACCTCCGGAGTTTGGGGCAAGTTCATCGGATCAGCCAGCGACAACAGCAAGGCTGCACTTTGGGCGAAGTTCGGAGCAACCGGAGAAACAGGCGCGACAGGAGCTGCCGGAAACTTCACTGAGTACCGCTACGCATTCAACGGCTCAACGACCACACCGCCGACATTGAACACCGAGTCACCGAACCCGGTAGGATGGTCGACGACCATGCCACAATTGCCGCCAGTTTCCGTAGGATATTACATATGGATGACCAAGGCAGTAAAGAGTGGGGACGGAACGAAGCTGATAAGCAACTGGTCAACCCCGGTGCGCATTTCCCCATACGACGGCATAGACGGTAAGGATGGAGCGGACGGCAAAGACGGAAGCAACGGCAAAAGCCCGGTGATGGTTTACAGAGGCATATACAGCAGCAGCAAGACCTACTACGGCAACGACAACCGCCTCGATGTAGTGAAGCTCAACGACACCTACTACATCGCCAGAATCGATGCCGGAGAGTTCTCGCAGCCAGCACCCCCGGACACCAGCAAATGGAACAGCTTCGGTGCGAGCTTCGAGAGCGTCGCCACGAATCTCCTGCTTGCAGAGGGCGCGAACATTGGCGACTGGTTCATCAGCGGAGGCAAAATCGTTTCAACGCTCGACACAGGCGACATTATCATACTGGACGCGAAGAACAACCTCATACAAGTGAAGTCCAGCACGACGGATGCCACCTACAACAAGGAGACCCTCAAACCGACAACCATCAACCTCGACGCTTCGCGAGGCATTGTGGAGGCGATAACCACCGACTACAAGACGGCATACCTGTCGCCTTCCGGAATATTCGCCAACAGAGCGGCAACGCAATGCGTATCATCCACAACCGGATGCGACCAGCGAGCAGCCATCGTAGGACTTGGATACGGATCGCTGGGCAAATCGACATGGGCGAGCAACATAGAGCAGAACCTCATCGCCGGAGTTTACGGATACGCATACAACAGCGGAACAGCACCGAGTTATGGCGGATATTTCCACAACCTCCGCGCATTAGGATTGAGCCTCGGAGTGAAATACATCACCTCGAACACATCGGCGACCTACCTCACGGACAGCAGCTCGCTGGTGGTTGGCTTTTACTCAGAGAGATGCATAGTTTACCTCCCGGCAGCAAGCCGCGAGGGACAGACCATCTTCTTCAAACAATGGTGGACAGGAAGCCTCCGCATTACCCCACGTTCCGGACAGGTTCTCTACGACGACCACACCAGCAACGACTACTACGACTGCACTGAGGGACAGCAGTGCGTCGCGCATTTCATTAAAGCCAGCATCAACGGAACGAACACCGAGGTATGGCTGATAAGCAAGTATAAATTTTAACGACAAAAGACCAAAAACAATGGCAACATTAGAATACGGATACATGGACGGAGCATACCTCCGCTCCATTTGGCTGCAGGACGAGCAGCGCAGAGTTCGACAAGACGACGGCACATACATTGAGCGTACCGTAACTGCCGAAGAACAGGCGGCAGAGCTTCCGGACTTTTGGAAGCCCGTGGACAGAATCAACGACAGCCTCGTGAATTCATCCACAGACGAGGAGGTAGTCATTCCAGTCCCATACGACGCAGGAGACCATATCGCCTACAGCTACGAGCGCAAGTACAACAGTACCTGCACTCGGCAGCGCATCGCCGCCCTCAAGGAGGAGCTAAGCGACAGCGACTACAAGGTTACGAAGTGCTACGAAGCGAGCTTAACAGGCGCGGATTTGCCATACGATATCGCCGAATTGCACGCCCAGCGACAG